CTGTACGGCCTTGCCGTTATGGTAGAGGCTGAACTGAAGTACCCCGATCAGATTGACGATATTGTGGGCAGAGCCAGCACCCTATTTGTAACGGGCTTAATGGCAGCCAAGAACCAAGAAATAGATATTTCTCAGGTCAGTTTCTTAGATGATGAAGAGGATTAGTCCTTTTTCTGCTCTGCGTAGATAAATGGTGGGCCGGTATAGGGGTCGTGTTTTGCGGCTATTTCTAACGCTCGCTTGATTGACTTTCCCGACTCCAGCGCACCCAGAGCGAACGCGCTACCCGAACCGATAGCGTATAAACCACCAGCATCAATAGAAACGGCGAAATCATCCCCAATGTCAAACACTTCGCCACATACTGCAATAAGGAACGCGAATCGAGTTTCCTCATCTTTATCTCCCTCTAACTTGAGATCGTTGTCTTTGAAGCATTGCTTAAGCGATGGGATTACTTTTGAGATTACAAAGTGGTAAATGTCTTTTTTATCATTAGCAGTTGGTACTGGTGGGTTCCAGATATGTTGAGCAACATCGCAGTAGCTAGACAATCCGCTTCCGGCAACGAGATACTGTCCACGCCGACTGATTTTTGTCATGTGAATATGTGAGTATTTTCTAGTCGCAGTCACCTGAGCATCTGCGCCAAATCTCACTCCTTCGGCGGTTTGCACCGCAACGATGGTAGTCATTAGTCAAGCCAAACTTGATACTGTGCCGTCACTCTGCCCTTTTCAGGATCAATAAAGTGCAAGCGTTGAGATGGCATACCACTAGCCGCCATAGAATCACGGGCATAACGATTATCTGACTCGGTAGAACCTGTCCAATAGATGTTGTAACTTTTTTGAATTGGCTCCTGAGCATGACGGTGATAATGACCCAGATAAATGTCGTGGAAATCGTAATCGTGTGCGCCAGCCTTCCAGCGATTAGCACCGGCAATCCAAGCACTAGGAGATGCAAATCCTGAGCGACCTAACTCATCGCCATGCATTAACAAGGCGCGGTAATTGCCAACCTGCACTTCTTGAATATCCTCTGGGCAGTCATCCCAAGTTAATCGTTTTTCATCGGCGAGAATTGTCCTGGCGAACTCGTAACACATTCGATCTACATTGTCGTTCTTAGGAACCTCTGCTCGCTTGCCTCCGATTCGACCGTGATTGCCCCATTCAGCGACAACCGTGACCTTTTCAAAGTTGGCGAGCATGATTCTTACAAAGTCCACCATGAGGCGAGATACCTGTGTGAACTGTCCAAAGAGTGATGAGTCGATCTGCCAGAGTTGCGCCGGATAGTTGAAAAGTCCCTCGACCATGTCGCCACCAAACATGACTACGCACTCTTTTACTGGATGATGTGCGCGTTGTAAGTCTGTGAGGTGAACTATCTTGTCTGCAAACTGCAAAACTCTTTGGCGCATGATTTCGGAGTTGTAGCTCGTAGTAACTTTCGCCCCCTGCCAATCGGTCGAGTGTATGAGTGCGACCTCTGCTCTGCTTTTGCGAGCATCTTTCTTAGGTGCCAAAACTGGTGGGACTTTACCGAGAGCCAGCATTGCTTCATACGCGCCTTGTTGAGTTGCTGTGACGAGTTGATCGTTGCGGATTTTTGCGGCGGCTAATTGCTTTTGAGCGTTATTTAGCGCAGCGCGAAGGGCATCTAGCGTTGAGTCATCTTCGGCTTGCTTAATTGCTTTTTCAAGACTCATCGATGCCTACAATCTTTCGCCCGTGCCGGATGTAACCGGAAAGGTCTAACCAAGAGTCTTCGTGTTGCGGGTTATTTGCGATTCTGATTATTTTGAGCGCGATCATCATAAGATCAACTTCGTGGGCAGGGATATCATCTCTGTTAAGGATTGCTCCCCACATTCGCCCGATACGGGTAAAAGCCTCCTCTGGACTGCCATAAGTTTCTTGGCGGTCTTTCAGGACTTCGTTTAGTCCTCTGATGGACACAAGCATTTCCCGTTGCGGTGTTTGTTAAAGGTAGCCTCTGCGATTTGGAAACCCTCTGATCTGAGAGCTGAGACGAGAGCCGTAGTTGGGACTCCTGTTTTAATAGCGTTGAGCAACACTTCGCGGTCTTTCTTATCAAGCATTTCTGTAATGATCGCTAGTGTGCATTTGTGAGTTTTAGCGGTGAACTTTTCGATTGAGTCGGATAGTGCCATCTGTTGCCTCCCTTTCAGGGAGAAGCGTACCGAGAATAATTACGGGAAGCGATTTGACACGCAATAATAAAACCCCCGCCGGCAAGCAGGGGTTTTAAAAATTACTCACCTATTCCACTAAGAAAGGTTTTGCTATTGCTGGTTTGATAGCACTCACGCCAGCGAGCGATGTTAAGTTTTTTTGGATCATTGGCGGTTGCCAACGGGATGATCTTATAGGCACATTGTTAAAAGTAGCAATAGGAAACCAATAAAAGTCCAGAGATAAATCATTCTTTTATCAACCCGCTGTTGATCTTGATGACCTGCTTGACATCTGCCCCTTCAGGCTTATACGGGTCTGAGGGTATCGCTATCGGCTTGGTCACTCCCCCATCGTCTATGTTGGCAAGGTATGGGGTAGCGATATGAGAATCAGGGGTTACATTCGGGTTTGCCATAGACTCATGCGAAACTAGACCGCCAGTAATAAAGCCGACCAAGATGTACCCTAGGTGGGGCATATCGTGTTGAAAGCCGGTAGCCGCCCAAGTCGAGAACGCGCCAGTCATAGCAATCGTGAGTTGCTTAGCATCGAATATGTGAAACCTGAAATGGTCTTTTAATTTCATAGTGTGCCTTTGAGTTGATCGTAAATAATCTGCGGAAGTGCGCCCGTAACTTTCAGCCCTAGATTGACCTCATATTTAACCAGCGCGGCTTGCGCGTAGGTGTTCATAATGCCCGTGTCGTATTGGTGGGGGAGTAATCCAGCCTTTGTAAGAGCCAACTCAACTGCCATGACTGCGGAGTTTTGCTGACCTAGATTGAAGGCGGTTTTAGAAACGGGAAAAGGTGGAGCTACGAATACAGTTTTAGCAGGGGTTGAAGCGGTTGGGGTAGTAGTCAGCATCCCGTTGTGCATGACCCCTGTGGCACCGGCGATGACTGTTCCCGTTCCACCCACTACTGCAGTCGCCTTCTTGCTCGTAGAGCCCTTAGAAACGGGTTTGAGGGGTACTGGGTACTTAGGTCTAACAATCGCGGCAATGAATAAGTACGGGCGATGAACGCGCCAGCACCCACTTTCGTGAACGGCATCATTGGGGTTGCCTGTATTGAAACCGATGGTGGTAATGCCGTCTGGAGAAGCGTTCTCGATAATCTCGACATGATCAACGGTGCCATCTGAGTTCCAGTCATAAAAGACAAGATCGCCAGGTTGCGCGGCGTATTTATTGACAACCAATCCTTGCCGTTGAAACCACGGTAAGGCGGCAGGGTTATAGGCAAAACCTTTAGGAGTTTGCGCGGCTATGAGGTGAGAGAGTCCAACCTGAGCAAAGCACCAAGAAACTCCCATCGCGCAATAAGGTGCGTTTTTAATTCCGTACCAGTCGCCATAAGGGTTTTCATCTTGCGCCCCCGCGTGAAAGCCAAGTTGCGAGCGAGCTACATTGAGGACATCAAGCGCGGTGGACATCTGACCTCTTTCTTAACACAAAAGCCCCACCCCGTAGGGCAGGGCTTTAAGTCATGGAGCGAAGCCCATAACGGCGTGTGCTTATGCTACTACTTAGCCTTTGGAGTTTCAGCCGCAACGATCTTATTCGCATCGGCAAGTACGGCATCAACGCCAGCCTGAACCAATGGAGCAGGTGCGCCTGTGTCTTTCGTGATTGTATTCACAAGGCTCTTTGGGTTAATACGAGCCAAAAGTGGAGCGAGCAATCCGCCGACAAGTGCTTCAATAATGATCTGCTTAACGGTTGCGTGTGGGTCAATCTGATAGGCGGCATATCCAGCAGCGACTACACCGTAGCAGTAATGCTCAAGAAGTGCCTTTTCTTTTGCCGTAAGGTTGAGTTTGAACTTAGCCATTTGTTTCCTTCTTTCCGATGAGGTTGCGAACATATTTTTCTGCTTCAAAATCGCTAGCGGCTGCTACATGAACCCCACCTGAACCGCGATGATGGAACTCGCAAAGCCAAACTAGGTTCTCTGCCGATTCTACCCATTTTCCTACTTCGTCAGGGTTAGATACTCCTGGATAATCGACTTCAAGCCACGTGAGATCGACCCCGTTTTGNAATGAGAATTCGATGTGCGCGTGATGNAATTCAAGAGGCTTATCAAGGCTGCACTCTGAGAAGTCATCTCTGTGTTCTCCGATTGAGCATTTTGCTGTGTCATGGGTTGCCTTGTGGTAGTGGTCGAAATCAACATAATGAGGGTCATCGGTGCGAGCTGGATGCGCCGGATAGTGGATTGTGTAAGAGTGGGTCACATTCCCATCGTGAGCATCCGTCATTTTAATCCTCTTTTTGCGCTTTGAGGACTGCTACATCCGTTTTGATGTAATTTTGGTTCTCGATGAGGGAATCGACTTTGTTAATCAACCCCGTTTTGCCATCGTTAAATAGTGCGTACTCAATGCGGTCTAAACGCTTATCCAGTTTTCTCTGTCCTTTGAGGATGAAAAAGATAGGTGTTCCGATAATAATTATGCTCTCAAGGGTTGCCCAAATAGTGTTAGAGATTGAGTTAGCGTTATTCCAGAACATAGTTGCGCCCTTTCGGGTTATGGGTTAGACAATGGTGACGGTTCTAATTGTACCAACCGAGTCCACGACTTTCAGAGTGTTAGTTGTTGAGTTGATCCACATATCCCCATTGCGCCGATTTGTCGGGTCGGTAGCGACAACTGGAACTGAAAATCTTTGAGCAGTTTCTAACTTACGAACTCGCGCATAGATGTCGTCAAAGATGTCTTTTAGATTAGGCGGAAAGTTTAGGTAGCCCATGTCACTCCTAGTTTGATGTTGTAGTAAGTGTAATCGTTACAGTTTCAGGAGCGTTATTCTCTCCAGCCGTGACATTGTAGGCAACGATTCTGTAAGTGGTATCTAGCTGAGTNGGGAACCTGTCGTCAAGGATTCTGATACGCGCATCATCCCCCACTTCATAAGAGCCAAAGATCGGGTCAGCATAAGGTGGGATTGTGATTTTAATTGTGGTCGGTGGGTAGGAAACGACTGAAACCTGACCCGTAGCAAGGTTGGAGAGCAGGGTCGCATCGGACACATCTGAGTAATTAGATTGCTCCTCTAGCAAAGGCCAGCCAGCCGCGATCTTAGAACCATCGACTGCCGTAGATGTCAGTCTGCCTGGATTAGAGCCAGCCCCTAGCGCATAGAGAGTATTGGCGGCGGTGCTTCCGTCTTCAGGCCATGTGTATTCAATGATGTTGCCCGGCAATTCAAAGACTGGAGCCGTGAGAGAAGTCGCTGAATAAACCCGACCATAGCGAGGGTATCCGAGGCGCAGGAGTTTGGCAGGGTTGCCGTTGGAGTCGTAATAGACATAAATGTTGAAGTCGAAGCCCGTAGTAGATCGGGAAAGGTCTTGAATAAGGGAGAAAACCGTCTTGTATTCGTAGCCATAGATGGTGCGGTTAATCAGTACGCCTGAAGTTTCGCCACCTAACTGCACATTGATATTTCCATTTGTAGCCGCTTGAGCATTGGTGATAATTGTCTGGACAGCCGTGAGTTGGTCGGTGTTGGTAAAAACCGTGTCGGATGTAATCCTTCGGCGTTCAAAGTAGGACTCGAACTCTCTGGCGGTGAGTTTAATTGTCTGAGATTTAGAGTTGTATTCTCGCGCCCAAAGAACCCCGCCCCATACTAGAACTCCATCGCGGTCTACATAAACGGCGGTGCGAGCAGGGATAGTTGCATTTGCCACATTGAGGTTTGTTGTATTGACACCGGAAATTAACAATTCTCCCGTAAAGGTTCCTGCCGTGTTTAACTGTTGCGTGAAATTGACAGCCGTTAGCGGTAACTCAGCAAGGATGGTGTTCGTTAAAAGGTCGGCAAAGAGGTAGCGGTAGTTAGCCATGCATTTACTTTACAGGTGGAGTTAATACCTCGGGCGATATGAAATTAGTTCCGTCAAAAATGTCACCGATACCAGCGTACTTGCCGCGAAATGCGCCGCTGTAAGAGGTCTGTGCCCATTGAGTGTCAGCGCCGAATAACGATTGGCAAAATTCAATTCCAATCGTTTCGCCTTCGAGTCCAGTTGGATTCCCAATAACATCGTTATTGACCACAATCACTTGAGTAACCGTATCGCCATTGAGTTGTGCAAAATGTGCCATGATTTTCTCCTTTTATCCGACCACGATTATTACAACGCCCGAACCGCCAGCGCCTGGCGCGCCTGAAACTGTGGACCCTGTACCAGCGGCACCACCGCCGCCGCCTGTATTAGCAGTGCCCGCTGTACCTGCTTGCCCCGATGTGCCCGTTGAATAACCAGCGCCACCTCCGCCACCGTTACCGCCAGCGCCGCCTTGGTAAGTAGCACTCGCACCTCCGCCACCACCACCACCGCCGTAATAAGTCGCTACACCTGTAATTGAATTAGAAACTCCTGCGCCGCCTGCCGTTCCTGCTTGCGACGGGGAAGTAATAGAAAGAGCCGCCGCGCCAGCGCCGCCGCCGCCAGCGCCTGAACCATACGCCCCACCCGATACGCCGCCGCCTGAGTTACCGCTGCCATATAGCCCAGTCCCGCCCGTAGTGGAGTAAGC